CTGCCAATATTTGTGGGGTAATTGAGATATGTCTGATAATGAATGGAAGAGGCCTCCTGCACCGCCCCCTCCCTTGTTTTTCGGGAAGAAAGAACGAGATTTAGTAAAACAAGTTAATGATGAGCTGATTGAAAAGATCATCGGCCAACAAATCTTGTATTATCCGATAGATCTCCAGACTACTGATTTTCACCCTCTGTACGGAGAGGCGATCGATAAAACTTATTTGCCTCCGGTGCGCGTTTATGCGTTGGTGGAGTTTACTGACTATTCTACGGAATATATGGAAAGTGGAGGCCTTGATAAAACATGGGAAATCAATATTCACTTTCATAAGCGCCGTTTAGAGGAAGATCAAGACCTATATGTTCGAGAAGGTGATTTTGTTTTGTACGGAGAATATTATTACGAGATAGTTAAACTATCAGAGCAGAAAAAACTTTTTGGTCAAGTTGAGCATGGTTTTGAGATTTCTGCGAGATGTAGACGAGCAAGGAAGGGACTATTTGATGCTACCTGATGATTTTGATTTTGCAATGATACCGCCGGGGGTTGATTTACAGCTCTCAGAGATTGGCCTATTGGCCTCCGATATAGAAAATATAGACAGCGCCATTGTGGAATGGATAACGGATTTGCGTTTAAGCGCAGATTCTAATGAGGGATTTTCTCATGTGCCGGTTTTATGGCAGGCGCCCGAGAGAGCATATCAGATTAAACACAATAAAGATTTGCGCGACGATGGTGGCGCACTTAAACTTCCGTTTGTTAGTGTGGAACGAACTGGCATCGCTAAAGATCCAGCTCGCAAAGGAGGCTTTCAGGCCCAGATCTACTCAGACAGGAAGAATGGCCGCACTGGGCGCTGGGTTATCGCCAAGAAAATTGTGGAGAACAAGACGCGAAATGCAGCAGTAGCAATTGGTACACGTACTAACACTTCAGGAACCGAACAGAATTGGTCTAAGCGAGTTAACAAGAGAATAGTCATTAAAACCTTGAGCATTCCTATTCCTATCTATGTTAATATCGACTACAAGATAGTAATTAAGACAGAATTTCAACAACAAATGAATGATCTGCTAGCGCCATTTATGACTCGCACAGGACAGATTAATGGATTCTTGCTGCGTCGAAATGGCCATTTATATGAAGGATTCATCGATCAGGGCTTTACTCATAACAATAATGTGGCCAATATGGGAGAAGATCTGCGATCGTTTTCCTCAGAGATCACAATTAGAATATTAGGATACCTGATCGGCGAGGGAAAAAACGATGACAGAAACATTGTGAGAGTAGATGAAAACATCATTGAAATAATGTATCCGCAAGAAGGAATTGTAAACCCAGATGAGGAAGGATATTTTAATATTACTTCCTGAACTGAAAAATTGCTTTTATTAAGTTAAGGGGAGCCTTTTGAATTGGAAAATACTATTTAAAGTATGATTGCGAACTCAATTCGTTCGTTTTTTAAAAGAGGAACCCTAATATGTCCGTAAGTAGTTTTAAATTTGTATCTCCTGGAGTGTTTATTAATGAAATAGACAATTCGGAACGCCCAGCCACCCCCGCCGCTATCGGCCCTGTCATTATCGGCAGATCCGGAAAAGGATTGGCTATGACCCCCACCGTTGTGCAGTCATTTGCTGATTTTATTGATGTTTTTGGCGACACGGTGCCTGGACGCGCCGGCGGTGATGTATATCGCGATGGTAATTATCAATCGCCAATGTATGGCACTTATGCCGCCAAAGCTTTCTTGCACGCAAACGTTGCGCCAGTTACTTATATTCGCCTTCTCGGAGAGCAGACATCTGTTGGCTCTGCTGCTGGAGGAGATGCAGCCGCAGGCTGGAAAACTACAAACAACTTAGGAGCCCAAGATTCTACGGATATAACCGTAGGAGGGGCTTATGGTCTCTGGGTCTTTCCTTCCGGAAGTACTAACAATATGTATGATCCTCCCGAGATGGTCACGCCCGGGGGCGAGCCTTGCGGTGGTGGATCCGCCGGTATTTTGGCTGCAATTTGGTACATGAACAGCGGATCGATTATGCTCACTGGTACTATGCGCGGCGCCCGTATCGGAAGTGCATGGAAAGGCACAACGTGTGCCATTGGCTCCGACACCAATGGTGTTTTTACAGCCATCTACACCGATTCGAGCCAAGCCCAGCACACTATTCAATTCGGATTCCAAGACGATCAGGACACATTCATCCGACGCAAGTTTAATACAAACCCACAGCTTTTGAATGCCTCCGGAACCTTTTACGGAACTCAGGATCATATTTGGGTAGGGGAATCTTTCGAAGATAATGTACGCAACTACATGATTTCTGGTACCACTTCGTTGGCCAGCCAACCCATGCATGGCGTTATTTATGGAATTGCCCTCAGCGGTACCACGGCCACGGGCCCTCACAATATGAAATCGCAGCCTTCACGTGAGGCCGCGGCCGGCTGGTTTATTGGTCAGGATCTTTCTGGTGACTATGGAACATATAAGCCGGCCCAAATGGCAAAGCTTTTCCGTCTTAAAGGAAGAGGCCATGGCGCGTGGATACAGAAGAACCTTAAAGTCTCAATTACAAAAGTGCGCGCATCGACGAGTACCACTAGCGATTATGGCACATTCTCAGTAGTGTTGCGACAGTTGCTTGATACTGACGCAGATCCACAAATAGTTGAGAGATTTGATAACTGTACATTGGATCCGTCTTCCGAGAATTTCATTGCACGAAAGATTGGAGACAAGTATGCTAAGTGGGATGCCACAAATCGACGTGTTAAGTATTACGGAGATTATGATAATAAGTCTGCTTACGTATATGTCGAACTGAACGAGGATGTGGAAGTAGGAGCTAGCGATTCGCGCCTGCTTCCTTTCGGATATTTCGGACCTCCTGGGTTTACCCCCATCTTATCTTCTTCCGGGCCTAGCGCAGGGACCTCTACCACCAAGTTCTTAATTACTTCCGGAGGTATACCCAACAGCAACCAGCGAGGCCTGCAGGTCACCCTCCCCAAGCCCGCGCCCGCCGGCACCGGCCTCGGAGCCAATTCATTCATTAGTGGTGGCCACTGCCTCCTCACCCTCGGCGATGCCGACCCGGTTCAGCGTGGACTTACGGCTTCGCTCTACTTCCCAGTAGATCGCCTTCGCGAGTCCGCCTCCCATGGAAACTTCTCAGATCCCAAGAAGGCTTATTGGGGCTTTATGAATACACGCACGGTCTCGTCGTCGGTTGCTGGAACCAGCTACGCAGACATGCATCGCCTTTTGTATTCTGACTTTGTAGATGATCCGGTTGCCGGCCAAACCCCGGCCAAAAACTCTGTTACCGGAGTTGATTCGTGGACTTATGTCTTCTCTATGGATGACATTGCGCAGGATGCGAACAGCGCTTATTTCTATAGGTCAGGATCGCGCGCAGGAGGAATTTCCGTGGGTAGCACGTCTTATGAGACCCTGTTGAATTCGGGATATAACCAATTTACTGCACCTTTCTGGGGCGGCGCCGATGGCTTTGATATCTTGAAGCCCGATCCTCTCTACAACAAGGGAATGACCGATATTACTAGTGTAAGCGAGGACAATTCTTACGCCTACGCGACTTATAAGAGGGCCATTGACATTGTGGCGGATCCAGAAACTCTCAATATGAATTTATTGGCAGCCCCTGGCTTAACTGTTAATTCGCTGACAGAACACATGATTAACGTATGTGCCGATCGCGGCGATGCGATGGCAGTTATTGATCTCGCGAATGTATACATTCCATCCGCAGAGGCATACTACAACTCTAAGGACCAGCGTATCGGAACAACTCCGACCAATGCTGCTAATGACTTGAGAGACCGTAGAATTGACTCTAGTTATGGTTGTACTTTCTACCCATGGGTCCAGACACGTGATTCTAACACAGGACGCCTTTTGTGGGTGCCGCCTAGTGTGGCTATGATGGGTGTTTTCGCTAGCTCTGAAGCTTCCACTCAGGTTTGGTTTGCTCCTGCAGGCTTTAATCGAGGAGGCCTCTCGGATGGCGCCGCTGGAATCCCCATTACCAATGTGACAGAGAAGCTTACTTCGACGGACCGCGATACCCTATACGAGAGCAGAATTAATCCGATTGCGTCCTTCCCATCTACTGGAATTGTGGTATTTGGACAAAAGACGCTCCAGGAGAAGCTGTCGGCTCTTGACCGCATCAATGTCAGAAGACTCGTTATCTATCTCAAGAAGCAGATTTCCATTCTTTCTAATCAGGTGTTGTTTGAGCAGAACACCGCAGCCACGTGGATCAACTTTAAGGCCTTAATTGACCCGCTGTTGGCCAACACCAAGACTGCGTATGGTATCTCTGATTATCGTCTGATTTTAGATGATAGCACTACGACCCCCGATCTTATTGATCAGAACATTTTATATGCGAAGATTATGGTCAAGCCCACAAGAGCAATTGAGTACATCGCGATTGACTTTGTGATTATGTCCACCGGAGCATCATTCGATGACTAAAAATAAGTTCCAAGACTATTTAATAATGAACAAGGAGAACCTAGAATATGTCTGATTTTTGGAGTAAAAACTTCGCTGATACTACGACCCCCATCAAAGATCCCAAAAGAAAATTTAGATTTAAAGTGTCTATTACGGGCCTCACCGGGACTGAGGCAGATGGTTCTACTGTGTGGTTTGCAAAGACAGCCACGAAGCCATCTTTTCAGGTTGCCGCGGCAGAGCATAAGTATTTAAATCACACTTTTTATTATCCGGGAACAGTTACGTGGCAAGATGTAACAATTACGTTAGTTGATCCCACTAGCCCCGATGTTGCGGATGCGTTTGGTGCGATTATGGCCGCAGCTAAATATGGAATTCCTGACGATGATTCGTCGTTTACTACTATGACGAAATCTTCTGCTGCAGGAGCTTTAGGCACCGTTGTGATTACACAACTTGATGGAGACGGAGGCTCAATTGAGACCTGGACTCTTCATAATGCCTTCATCACAGAATTTAAGTTTGGTGATTTAGAATATGGTGGCGATGATTTGACAGAGCTGAGCATGACGCTTAAGTATGACTGGGCCACGATGGTCGGTGCCGGCGACAGTGCCGAGACTCGCTTCGACACCATTAAAGATGAGTAGATAAATTTAAAAAAGACAACTAACAAACGAGGTGTATATTGTCACGAAATAGAGATCGTCTTGGGGGAACACAAGACATTAACACGGGCGCCGGTACTCCTCCGACGCAAAACACAAACGATCAGGGCGGCTCCTTTTCTTTTGTTGTTCCCACGACTTTTGTAGAACTGCCCTCTCGGGGCAAGTATTATGTTGAAACTCACCCGCTCCACAACGCGGATACTATCGAGATCAAACATATGACTGCCAAAGAAGAGGATATTTTGACCTCCCGGGCATTATTAAAGAAGGGAGTCGCACTTGATCGGGTCATTCAGAACTTAATCGTTGATAAAAGTATCAATGCCGATTACTTGCTCACTGGAGACAGAAATGCAATAGTTATTGCTGCGCGCATTGCAGCATACGGCGCAGAATATGAAACAAAGGTGGCATGCCCCGCGTGTGATGCTACTCAAGAATATTCGTTTAATTTAATCGAAGCGAAATCTCACGAAGGAGAGGCTTCGGATAATTTAGAGGTTGTGGATCATGGAGACGGCACCTTTGAAGTAGAGCTTCCTATGACAAAAGTTAATGTTACGTTTAAGCTTTTAACAGGAATGGACGAAAAGAGAGTTATTGAATATGCCACCAGCCGCAAAGGAAAGACTAAAGGAGTGGAAAACAACGTTACCACCCAATTGGCCAGTATTATAGTGGCTGTTAATGGAGATTCTTCTGGAGCAGCTAGAAAGTATTTAATCGAAAATATGCCCTCAATGGATTCTCGTCACTTACGGTTCGCCCACCGTGTAGCAACGCCAAATGTAGAACTCGCAGAAACATTTACTTGTGCAGAGTGTGATTTTACGCAGGAAATGGAGGTCCCGCTGACTGCGGACTTTTTTTGGCCTAAGCGATAACTATATGGAGAATGTGTATGAGCAGTTCTTTTATCTGAAATATTCGGGAGGCTGGTCTTTTATGGAAGCATATAATCTCCCGGTAGGCTTGCGTAAGTGGTTTTTGGAGCGCTTGATTAAGCAGCTTAAGACTGAAAAGGATGCCATAGAGGAAGGAAAGAACAGCGGCAGCCAGTCATCTCAAACTTTAACTCCCTATAACGGTCCTCGAAAACCTAAATTATAAGATCTTGAATCAAAGAACAGGCAAAGTGAAAACTTTGCCTTTTTCTATATAAAACTATTTAGTATAGACGACTTTTAGAGAGGAAATACTTGTGGCTGATGACATCCTAACTCGTTTAGAACAAGAACGCCTGCTTAGAGAGCAGATTAAAGAAATCAACGAAGAGATCGAGCGCACAGATTCGGATCCTGAGCGCCAAAAAAGACTCAAAGCCACCATCCAAGGGCTTGAAGCTCAGATAGAGCTTTTAAGAACAAGCGTGGCTTATGCAAAAGAAAGAGTCGACTTGTCTCAAAAGCTTCTGAAGCAATATCAAGACGAAGGCGTCGGACTCCGCGCTAATGCCACAATTCGAATGCAACGAATTGAGGTTGAACAAGAGCTTCAACGGCTTATGGACGCCGAAGTTAAATCGGGCGAGCTGACTTTAGAGCAGTATATTGCACTAAAAAAACAATCTGAAAAAAGAGTAGAAACAGAAAAGGCCCTCCTTGGCATCCAGAAGAAATTTGTGGCTAGTGCCGAAGAAGGCGCCGCAGCCGCCGGACAATTAGGCGACTCTCTCGGTAAAGCTTTTCAGGTGTTCTCAGGTGTCGACGCCGCCGGCATGATGGGCAAATTTGTCAAAGCAGTTCAAGGAGGCACCGCCAGCATCATTAATTTTGCGTCTGGTACTGTGTTTGGTATTATTGGAAGCTTTGTTAACAACATCTTTAATATGGTTCTTGGATTGGCTAACGCAGAGCTAGAATTTGAAAAGACGACTGGCGCCAGCGAAGAGTTTTCGCGCAGCATGACCAATACCTATAGATCTACGTTACAGTATGGCGTTTCTATGGAAGAGGCCAGCAAGGCGGCAAAAGCTCTCTTTACAAATGTTACTGATTTTACGATGATGTCGGAGCAGCAGCGCCAATCTTTGCAAGATACAACTGCTATTCTCGAAAACTATGGAGTTGCATCTGAAACGTCTGCTAAGATGATCCAGATCCAGACCAAGATACTTGGCCTTCAGGGCCCAGCTCTCGAAGCAGCCAATAGAGATCTTTTCACTTTTGCACAAGAAATTGGAATGGCGCCCGCAGAGGTAGCTGCCAATTTTGCTGCGAGCGGTAATCAAATGGCCAAGTGGGGAGGCGAAGGCAAGCAAATCTTCAAAGAACTGCAGGTCCAAGCCAAGCTCACAGGCATGGAGATCGGTAAACTTAAGCAGATGACAGACGTGGCTGATACTTTTGAAGGCGCCGCTACCACTGCCGGCAAGCTTAATGCGGCGATTGGCGGAAATATGGTTAACGCCATGGATCTTATGATGGCAACAAATCCGGTTGAGCGTTTTGAGATGATGCGCGATGCCATCATGGATACGGGCCTCACATTTAAAGACATGTCATACTACCAGCGGATTTTTTATGCTCAATCACTAGGACTTCAGGACGTAAGTGAGTTGGCCCTGGTAATGTCGGGAAGAACTGATCTGCTTGCCGGATCCACCCAGAAAAGTGCCAAAGAGTACGCACAGCTAGCCGAAGAATCCCAAAAAGTTCAATCCGTTCAGGAGCAATTCCAGGCCGCTATAGCTGCAAACGCCGATGAGATTATTAGCATGTTTACGAGCATGGATAAGCTCATTGACTATCTCAAGAACGATTTCCCAGATACGATTCGAAAAGTTGTGCGAGGGATCAAGTCGGTTGTTCGAATTGGCAGTATCCTTGCCGGCATCTGGCTGCTGAACACGGCTCGTATCGCGTGGAAAACCCGCGGCTTGGCAATCCTCCAACGGCAATATTATGCATTACAAGTCCAGCAGATGAAAAACATTAAGGACACCACTGTTCAAGGTGGAGTCACCGACAAGCTAACGGGATCTGTCACGCGACTTTCAGCAGCTCAAATGCGATCCATAAAATTTACAGGCGGCCAAAGCGGCGCCAGCCAGAAACAATCGCTTTCATCTGGTCTTGCCGGCGGCGCCTTGGATAAGCAATCTGTAAGCCAAGGAGTGCAGGGACGAACTGCTCTCGGCGCCACTGGGCCTACGTGGGCATATGCTGGCGCAATTGCGGCGGTAGGGCTAGCCGCGGTAGGTATTGGAGTAGGTATCGCCGTGATTATTCTTTCTCTCAATGAGTTGGCTAAAACTTTCGGCGCCGTGGGATTTAATGCGCAAGCTGCTGTTGGTGGTATTATCGCAGCAACATTCGCTATTGCCATTATGATGAAAACTATGGCTGTCTTGTCGCCAGCTTCTATTCCTGCAGCGAAAGCAATGGTGATTTTTGCCGCTGCCCTCGCTCTTGTGGGCGGCGCCGTGTGGCTTGTTTCGCAAGGAATGGGCGAACTGATGAAATCCTTGACAATTAAAAATGCCACGGATGTATTGACGCTAGCTGCCGGCTTAAGTGCTTTAGCGGGAGCCGTGGCACTCATGGGAGGCGCCCTACTTGCCTTGGGAGTAGGCGGCCTATTGGGCTTATGGGCGTTAGGAGCGGTTTTTGAAGAAATAGAAGAATCGGCCGCGAATGTTGGGCCCATGTTGGAGCCTTATACCTTTCTTCTTACGTCTCTAGCCGGCATGAAAGGTCAAGGTCTTAGCAAAGTAGCTGAATCGCTGGCTTCAATAAAACAACACCTTCGGGGCATGCCCGCCGAGAAAATGCTGCAACTTAAGATGGCTTTGGAATCTGCTAATACTATAACTCTGCCGGATTTGGGAGGGCAGATCACACAATCGGTAGGCGCCAACAATCCTTTATTTGATAAAATGCACGATTTAGCCACACTCGACTTGAGCGCCACCATTGCTCAAGTCAAGCAGCTTGTGGCAGCAATCAATCAAACAACTGTAGACGAGGCGATAGCCTTCACTGGCGCAATGGATGCCCTCACGAAAGCCGTCATTACGGTTCAGGCAGCGCCGGCAGACACCAAAGCAAGAATGAGCGGCAAAATGGAAGGTGGGGGCGAATCTAAAACACAAACGTTCGAATTGGTGGGTGATGCCAAGATTACTCTTGATGCGGTCCAAACTAGTCAGCTTCTCACCAAGGGCGAGGCTACCGGGATAATTGCGGCCGAAGTCAAAACGCAAATGTGTGGTCAATAATTATTGTTGATCGACCTAATTAAGATATAGGAGAAATTCCATGTCGGAATTCTATACGAATCCAGTTAACTTTAATTATTTACGGTACGCCTCAACAAAGGAGGATACGCTGCAGCGATCATTCACGGATTCCATGGCCGATCGGGGCATGTATTTGGAATTTACCCATGTTCCGACTGGTAAAAGTATTTACTTTAAGGCATTTATTACTACTTTTGCTGAGGCATATAAGCCTAGTTGGGCCACCGAACAAGTGTTGGGGCACATGGACCCCATTTACATGTTTAAAAATACCAAGAGGACAATTTCGCTGGCGTTTGTGGTGCCGGCTGAAAATAAAGGCGAAGCATATGAAAACTTAGGGAGAGTCCAACAATTGGCGCAGTTTTTATATCCCACCTACAAGGACCCCGCACAAGCGCAAACCATTGTTCAGTCGCCCCTTGTTCGCTTAAAGGTGATGAATCTCGTTCGTGATTGCAGTACTCTTACTTTTAATAATGCGCTATCAGAAGCGTCTATGTTTGATGAGTATGATTTCGAGGGTAGCGGTCTACTCGGCACTATCCCAAACATCAGCATTGATCATAATTTGGCCGAAGACACAGGGGTCATCGAAAAAGGCAATAAGACAGGCCTGCAGGCTATTCTTCCTAAAGCTATTGAAATCACTCTTGATTTCGACCCTATTCATGAGCATCCAGTAGGATGGGATGAACACGATCAATTTGGAGTTTTTAAGAACGAAGAGGGCCAACTCTTTCCTTATGGCGTTCAGCTCAAAGATTATGATCCGCCAGCTGGCTCCAAAGCAGAACAAAATACTTCCGCTGCCGATACAAAAATTGTTGGCCAAGCCACAGATGGCAGCGCTAACCTTAGCGAGGGTTCCGAGGTAAATCCCGTGGTTCAAGCTTTTCTTGATGGTACCCTTGGAGACGATATTGGCGAAGGACCCCTGTCCGGTATAGTGGTGCCCTATTATGGGGCTGATGGCGTGGCCGTGGGCCCAGATGGAACACCATGGGACGAGTATTGGGAGCGTCAGGAGCTGCTCCAAGCATCGCAAGCGGCCATTGACGAGATGCAGACGGCGACGGAGATGATGCTAGCAGAAGTACGCCAAGCGCGCGACGACGCCGAAGCAAAGAGAAAGGCCGATGCCCGAGCAGCGGAGAAGAGACGTAAAGAGAAAGAAGCTGCAGCCGCAGTCAAGCCCGCCGCGGAAGCGGACGCGCCCGAGCCTGCGCCCGCCAAGGCGCCTGAGTCGGCGCCCGCCAAGGCGCCTGAGTCGGCGCCTGCCGAGCCAGGCGGCCATTATGGCCGGGTGCAGGAATCGCAGTCCGCGGAGTACTAATGTCAGAATTTTACGAACAATTCAATTACCTAAGATACGGCGGCAAAATGCTGAACCGCCCTATTGCCGAAAGCATGGCCAACAAGGGCATGAAAATAGGCATCACGCGAATTGCGACCAAGGAAGATAATGACGTTACAGTATATTTTAAAGCTTTCGTTACGACTTTTACTGAGACATACGCCAGCGATTGGACAACTGAAGAGGTATACGGCCGCGCCGACCCGATTCCTATCTTTAAGAACACCCGTAGAAAAATTACTCTAGGATTTAAAGTGCCGGCAACCACCACAGGAGAGGCTTACGAAAATCTTGGAAAGGTGCAAAAATTAATGCAATTTTTATATCCAACATATATCCAACAAGCCGAAGACTCCGTTTCGCAAACTATTTCGCGTTCACCTCTAGTGCGGATTAAATTTATGAATTTATTAAGAAATATTAACAGTGTTGAGAATAAGGCAAGTCCTATGACCGCAGCCACACTGATGTATGAAAATTATGATATGAACGGAGAGGGTCTCCTGGGAGTTATAACCAATGTCAATGTTCTGCATAATATAGAGCAAGAATCCGGAGTTATAGAAAAAGGTAATTCTACAGGCTTTCAAGCTATTTTGCCTAAAGTGCTGGAAATAAATTTGGATTTTGAGCCTATCCACGAACATCCTTTGGGTTGGGATCTGGATGGGGTCTTTGGCAAAGGTACCACCTACAACTCTAAAGATCGGGCCGCGGCCACGACAGCAAATGGGGAGACGTTCCCTTATGGAGTTACTTTGGTCGATGAAAGCGCCATGGCTCGCGAGATCAGCGAGGCCGCTTCTCAGGCTGCAACCAATATAACGGAAGGTCTAGATGAGGCTGACAATTTGGTTGCGGAATCAGTCGAATCGTCGCCCGAATCTGCTAATGAAGAGGCTGACACATCTCCCGGATCCGTTGAAGCTATGCTTGATGGACTTATTGCAGATGCGATGTCAATCGTGGTGGAAGCAACCGTTGGCCTGCTTGTAAACCCGGGCATAGATAGTGGACCTGCTGCCACCGATGCATCGCTTAGTCCCACACCGCAAACTGATCCTAGCGGCCCCACGCGCCAGCAAAGCTGGGCCAACCGCTACCGCACAGCAGATGCATGGGTGGGCGGTATTCTGCCCGGTGGCCCTACTACCGACACTGTTAAAACTTATCCCAAGGGTTGGCGATGGAACGGCAAAGGAGATAAATAAAGATGCCTAGACACAACAAAACCGGAGTATTTATCAACGATAGCGACTATTATGAACCGCTGAGAAAAGAGCGAAACGTCAAACAAATTGAACAATATAATACGCCAATTATGAACAATCCATCAGTCCCTCAGCGCGCCGCCACGCCAACTGATAACCATATATGGAAATACGGAGACCGCTTGTATAATTTAGCTTATACCTATTATGGTGACACGTCTTTTTGGTGGGTGATCGCATGGTGGAATGGCTACGGCACCGAAGCAGACATAAGAACAGGCGCAGTCCTACGCATTCCCCTGGATATAGCCATAGCGTTGACTGTTTTAGGAGTATAGTCTTATGGGCGATCACAATACTATAGATTATGACCTCCAGAGCGGCTCAGGCGCCGTTTCGCTAGGCGCCGGCACCGGACCCGGCAAAACCGGTACCGGCTTCGCTGTGATGTACGATGTGGGCACAGAGAAGTGTTATGCGCAAGAGCCGATCCAGGATGTATACATCGTGGCCCACCATCGTAAAGATGCAAAGGGTCAACTCTCCGAAGCCGGCTGCAAGTATCAGGTTTGCGGCAAGGATGGCGCCAAATGTGTAGGCACCCCAAAGGGCCCTCACCCAGCAGTTTGGTATGAGTGGCACCCTGAAGCTGAGCTTTCTGAACAGTGCTTAAAGAGATCGGCTAGTGGCCACCTCGAAGCGTTTGGCCCGCTCGACTGCACTGCCATGTGTTCCCAGGCTCCCTTCGGTGGTTCCACCGGAAAAACTCAATGCCACAAAGTTTGGACCGCGCTTCAAGAACAGATCAGCGAATATGAAAAAGAAATGGCGGTATATAATAGCATGTTCAATGATCCGGAAGGAGCGCTGCAGGCGCACTATGAGGGCAAAGGCGAAGGCTGCGCAAAACACATGAGTCCCGGAACGTCGACCCCGATAAGCGAAGCCGACAAAGAGAGGTGCATTGACGGTACGTATGGCATGTCCAACCCGGCCTGCAAGGGAACAACTACTGGCGCCGGCGATGACGCCGATAAGCTTTATAATATATCTGATTTTAAAACAATTGACAAGGTATCTCAAACTATAGCAGACGTTGCTAACCAGCAACTTGCAACCGATGTTGAAAAACCCATTGGGGATGCCAACACCCAGCTTAAAGAAGCTAATGATAAGTACACGTCGCTGTCCGACGCTCAAAAGGTCTCTGGAAGCGAGATGTTCGATCCCGGTAAAGGAGATTCTAATTGGTATGATACGTATATTCAATGTAAGGATAACACTTGTCGAACCAAGCAGACTACCAAACTTTGGGTCACCCTTACAAAAATCGAGACTGCTAAGAATAATCTTGATAGTGCCGTTGATAGTGCCGGCAACATTGTCGGCACCACTGGAACTGATGCCGAGTCGATAGAAAGGAAAGCTTACAAAGAAGCGCTTGAGACATATGAAAAAGTTATTCTCAAGTTTGCACGCAACGCATATACTGTGAAGTGTTATTTTGTCGAAGAACAAAATCTAAAAGAAAAGCTGGCTAAGAAGAAATCCGTGTATGCGGGACTCGCCAAAAAATATCATATTTTAGACGCCGATCGTATTGAGGAGTTAGAACTTAAGGGCCTTGAAGCAGCTGACGCGGCCGCCGCAATGACAATTGCGGAATTAGGTACCGAAAATGCACCGCCCTTTTTTAGAGATCAGTGCTTTCTTTTGTCTGAGATGCCGTGGTTTAGTGCCTATAAAGTGATCGAAATAGAGGGAAAGTCCGAACTTAAGCGCCTTCCATATGTTAATTCCGCCGGGACTGCTGCCGAGCCAGATGGCAAAAATGCATGCCTTCAAATGGATGGCGAGCCATTTGGCTTTATGAATCGTCTAACTCAATATCCGAATTATCACGAGATTGCAAATATGAAAACCAGCGAAATTGCTAATTTGCAACCGTTGGTACGCTTGTTTAAAATATTAACTAATGATAAAGGCGCCGAAAGACAATTGGAAATTCCATTTGAGTCTTATTTTACTAAAAATGACTTGCAGTTGTTTAGAAACAAAGACAGCCGCGGCACTGGTGTTGGCATCCAGGATTTTACTTTTTCTTATGAGGCGGATAATCCTTTTGCGATCAAGAAAAGTATTAAAGCAAAGTTAACAATTTTTGCTAATAATTTTACTGAATTGCTTGCTGCTCGATGGATCCCCACTAGCGCGGGCCTGGAGGAGTTTAAATATGTGGATTTGGCACTCAAAACGGGCGTCTCTAAGAGTTTTAGCGTGGGCTCCCTAAATCCCCAACAAGCAGATGTGGTGATAGCCAATTTAGATAAACTTAAATTTAGACTCAAAGCCGTGGTAGGTTGGAACTATCGCGATGCATGGAAAGCCGATAATAAGAGTGATGCCTATGAATTAAACACTTTAAGCACTGGGGTGCGAAGCGCTTTATATGATTCGTTTATAACATTAAATTTAACCCCCACTGTCCACGAATTTGATATTGATGAGCAGGGTCGAGTAAAATTTATTATCAACTATCTCGCATATGTAGAAGATTTTTTCGATCAGCCGGCCTTTAATATTTTCCCCAACACCAGTGTCAAAAAAACGCTTCTTCCAACGCGCGCCGGGCGCCATAGTCTAGAGCATGAGACCGAAACTGCGCGTACCTTACGAGATCTTAAAACACAAGCATTTGCTGCTAAGTGTAATTCGGACCAAATGTCGCAGCTCCAAGACGAACAGTCAGAAGATATTGGAGTTTATAGAGTGGAAAGCTTCCGCGCTTTGATGAGGCTTATGCAAGAAAAAGAAAAATTGAGGTATATAAATCTGACTCCTGATGATGTATATACGTGGCGCCGGCGTGGCCCCCGCTGGGCCGGCATTCAAGATGTTTTACAGGGAAAAAACATCGCCGGAACAAAGGGCGGTGTTCAAACGGTGGGTGCCGGTACCGCGATTGTGTCTTCGGAGATCAAGAAGCAGATCGATATTATGACAATAGATAAAGGGGACGCAAAGAAAACAGAAAAAGTAAAACAAAGAAAGCTAGCTGCCCTCGCCGCCACTGGCGCAGATACTCAGATTCAACCCCTTGCTTTCTTTTATGTGAGTGATTTGATTGATGTTATATTAGGAGGCCTTTCGGAGAAATATGGAGATAGCCCTAATAGCGTCCGTTCTAAAATAGAAGCCTTAAAAGATCAACCGCTTTCTACCCATCTTAATTTTCAACACAAGTTTGCTAAAGAAATTCTTGAAGCAAAAATTACCAGATTTAAAATGATGGACACACAATTAAAAAAATTAAGAATTTTACTTGGGCCGATTGAGCTGGTGAATCATAACAATTATATCTCGATGTTTCCTTCGCTGGGAGATGTTCCTATTTCTGTTAAATATTTTATTGAATGGCTGTCTAAAAAAATGTCTGATAGAGATGAGGTGTATTATTCATTACCTAAATTCTTAAATGATCTTTTAAATGATTTGTTGAGAAATATTCTTAATGATTCTCGTTGTTTTCGCAATGGAGCCAAGCAGCGTACTCGAATTAACCAAGCGGCCGCCACCACCTATAAAGAGAAAAACAGGTCTGTTCTTAATGGATCAACTGCAGTTGACGAAATTACCGGAGATATTATCAAATATAGAAAGACCTATTCGGCCTCTAGTCGAATCAACACTAGTGTATATAAAGAAGGGAGTAAGTCTTATCCGCTACCGGTATTAAACATTGCTGCGAGCCGCGGCAACCCCATCCAAGAGGGAGGGATTGAAAATGAGATTAACTACATGATATACTATGCGGGCCGCTCTCAGCCTGTGGAGAAAATGAACGGATCCGAGTCTGAAGATGCTTCACGCGGGATCTTTCATTATGCAATCGGCCGCGATCGCGGAATTACTAAGACGATAAAGCTCACCAAGACGGATACTACTGGACTTAAAGAATTGCGATTTGAGCAAGAAGGCTATGATGGTTTAAAACAGCTACGCGAAGTTTTTGACGTGGATATAGCTAGCTATGCCAACGTGCACGCATATCCCGGGAGCTATATTTTCATCGATCCGAAAGGGTTTTCTCCTAATTCTAAAGTCGGAAGTGACATATTCGATCTTACACAAATTGGTATTGGCGGTTATCATATGATCATTCGCTCTGAGCACTCGTTCGGCCCCGGATATGCTAATTCTAAAATACAAGCTAAATGGGTGGCCAGCATCCACGCTAAATCTGTTACTACGGGCCCCAATGGAATTAAGCCGGCTTCTTCTCCTGGGGACGATAAATTTTGTTTTGAGGCTTCCGATCGCGCCGCTCAGCGAGAAAATGCAGCCAAGAAAAAACAGAAAGCTGAAGCCAGAGCAGCAGAAGCTAAAGCCCGCGCCGACAACGAAGGCCCAACTGGAGTTGGCTTTATAGACTGGTGCCTAGGGTACTAAGATTTTAATGGTTTAGTGGACCGAGGGAGGATATTTTAATGGCAACTTATTATAGTGAAAGCAATATTGGCTCAACTGATTTGATGTTTTCTAAAAAAGTTCTGTATCGAAAAATAATGAGAGATTATGCGTCAACATATACAAATTTGACCGACTTCTATCAGGCTGAAAAATTTTTATATGGTCGCGTCAGTCGCGACTACGTTCCTTTTTCGATGCAAAGGCATGATGCGTCAACGGCCGAAAGCATATCGGGTCTTAAATCTTTTACCAAAGCTACACTTAGTGGCAAAAAAACGAACCTCCGCGCCTTAAATTTTGTAGTGGATGCGTTTAGAGATCTCTCGCTCCAATTCGAGAAGTGTGCAATGACCGGCAAGATAAATCCCAACGATAATTATTTAAGCAATTTGACTGTTTACAGGGCATATGAAGACCCTTATGTGTTGTATGACAAATATATACAAGCGTATTTCACAGGAATAGCCGATGCTTTTAAGCGCACCGGCCAGCATCCCACAGATTTTGATGAATTTGTGTCTCACCTAGTGCCTTTTTTAGTCCGCACTGCCGGCACGCTTCCTCTGACATTTCCGGCTTTTATAAAAAGTCGACAGTGCCCCATCAATGTGTCGGGCCTTGCTGTGGAGATTGCCGATTTGGACGCGTCTAATGATTTGGATAAAAAAACATTATTTATCGATAGTGAAAATTGGGAGTTCTATCTTAATGCATGCAGAAGTTATGGATTTATGGTGGATCAAAATGCGCCATGGCGCATAGTCGCAGATATAGGATCGTCCGAAATGCTTAAATATGCGGCAAAATACGGCATAACTCAAACAGACACAGTATTTATGCAGAACTACATCTTTGCTTCAGATTATTATTACAAATCCTTGTTTCGACGTAATCTGCTTAAATTGTACACAATGTGTGTGCCGGCCTCTCCTATAGCTACTCCTCAAGAATGCCATGGCAATATTATAACCAACTATATCACGGCGCGCCAATATACTTATTTTGACTTTAAAGTTGAATTTGGTCCGGAGTATTTTTTACGCCTTTATTTTGATATGAGATTTTTGGAATCAGAAAACATATATTCAGAGGCACAACGTATAGCGTTGGTTACCGACTGTATGGATGAATGGCGCCGCACTCGCAACTCAACTGGCATTATACTTAAATTTGAAACAATTATTAATAAAACATTTGACTATCGAGGATCTTTGAATTATAATAATACAAAACACATTCCGGCTCTTAGAGATGATATTGAAGACTCGGAAAGCGAATCTGGTACTACTGCGCCCATTGGACCAACTGTTGCAAGGGGCGCCAGCGGAGGTGGATATTGATATTTCAAGCACTTGACGATAAGTCAGAATGCATTGGAATTTACGCAGACGGCAAACTGTCGTTTGAAAATTTTCCAGAAAACCTAACAAAGACATGGCGGTATAGCGCATCTATTACTGACCCATCGGTGGAGTATGGATGGATACGCGCTGGAGGGCGCAATATTACCGATTGCTGCCCAGAAGAATTGTGTAATGAACTTCAGGCCACGATAAGAAAAATGAAGGCTTATTTAAAGTCTTTCAAGATCGCCAAGGTTAATATGGCTGATCATTGCGTGTTTGATTTGATCCCTCACGATTTCCTTGTGCGGTTTTGCGAGATTAAAAATAAAATTACTGAACATGTGTTTGAAACATATGAGAAGCCAGACAACTATGAGCATTTAGATGCAGTATATAAACTGCTCCATAAGATCCGCTATCAGAAGCTTAACCTTAATAGCGAAGACTGTAAGCACTTGTTTTATTCTTCCATGAATCGCCAGAAGATCCAAGAGCTTATGAAGAACTTTAAGCGCATTGATTATAACATGTTCGGAACTATCACTGGGCGCCTCACAACACATCCAGAATCATTTCCCATGTTAACGCTCAAGAAAGACTTGAGAAGAATAATAAAGCCTCATAACAACTTGATGATGAGCCTTGATTACAATGGGGCAGAGATACGCACACTGTTGGATCTCTGCGGCCAAGAACAGCCGCCCTATGATGTGCACGAATGGAATATTCAAAATGTAATCAATGATTTAGAAATGACGCGAGAGGAAGCGAAGCTCTATTTCTTTGCATGGTTATACAACCCTGAATCGAACGATATTGATTCTGATTATTATGATCGCGAAAAAGTTCTTGACAAGTATTACGTAGACGGTTATATTCATACTCCATACGGGCGCAAAATTAAAGTGGAACAGAGAAAGGCATTGAATTATTTAATCCAAAGCACGACCGCTGATCGCGTGCTGGAGAAAGCTGTATTGATTGATAAAATGCTAGAGGGCAAGAAATCGTTTATCTCGCATATTGTTCATGATGAGATTGTGATTGACTACTCGGACGAGGATCGCGATATTGTAATCGGGATTCGTGATGTTTTTGAAGATGGATATCTGGCCAACATTCGTGCGGGAAAAGATTATTATAACCTAAACGAGCTAAAGTTATGATTTCGATTGTGGGGCTAGGCAATGCGGCCTCTAGAGTTGCCGAAAAGTTCAAGAAAACTAAAAACTATAATGTATACACGATGAACGACAAAGTTCAGCGAAACTCAAAGTATAAATTTAAACTAAAATCATACGAGAATGCCGAAGAGTATGAAAAAAATATTCCCAACGTGGCCAAGTTTTTTGCAGAGATTGACGATCATGTGCAATTTTTTGTGGTAGGCTCTTCGTACAGCTCCAACTATTCACTTGGCGTTCTTGAGCAGCTTAAAAACAAAAAAGTAGACCTTTTTTATATTGCTCCCGACACGGAGCTTATGACGGGGATCCCCAAGGTCTTAGATAAGGTGGTATTTAGTATTTTACAGGAGTATGCGAGATCAGGCCTATTGAACTCTTTTACTCCTTTGTCGAATACAATGATCGAAAAATCTATTGGAAATATTCCCATCAAGTCGTACTACGAAAAGATCAATGAATCGATATTTTCCACAGTCCATTACATCAATTATTTTACACATGCTGAGCCAGAAATTGGAATGATCTCCAAGCCGCTGGATATTAATCGTATTCGAACATATGGGGTTATTGATCCTAAAAATCTTGAAGAAAAATGGCTTTATAACCTTGACATGGAGCGAGACCTGTGCTATTATCTATGTATCAATAAGGACAAATTAGAAAATGAAGGAGGATTGCATAAGAAGATTGTTGACATGCTTAAGGAAAAACCTCATAATGCATTTCGACGTATTTCTTACGCGATCTATGAAACAGAACACGATGACTTTGGGCTCTGCGTTGCCCACACTAACGCAATACAAGAATACACTTGACAAGCTACGTTGAGTGTTATACAATAGAAATCAAGGAAAGCTTGATTTGCTTTACCCAACAAATAGGAGAAAATAAAATGGGAATTGATATGGAACTGATGCGACAGAAGCTCGCATCCCTTCGCGGCGAAGGAAACAAGGACGCAAACTCACCCTGGTTCAAGCCAGATGAGGGAGATACAGTTATTCGGATCGTGCCGACAAATGATGGCGATCCACTAAAGGAAATGTTCTTCCACTATAATGTGGGTGAGCATCGCGGGGGAATCCTCTGTCCAAAGCGCAACTTTGGCGAGCACTGCCCCGTGTGTGAATTTGCTTCTTCGCTTTGGCGCGAGGGAGTTGACAACAACGATGAGGAGAGCAAGAAGCTCGCGAAGAGTCTCTTTGTGC